GCACGGCACGCTCAGGAACGCACGCCCCTGCTCAGGCTGGCACGGGTCCAGGTCGAATTCGCACCCAAGCGCCTCGAACACCTCGGGCGGCGTGTAATGCTCGTCAGTCGCTCCCGGGTAGGCGTGATGGGGACGGCTGTCGCGCGCGGGCGCGTATGTGCTCGGGATAGCGCTCACATGGCACGTCTCGCGGTTCTGGATCGAGTGATTTTGCATGACGGGCGATCGTACCATGACCGGAATCGGGTGGGTACTGTTTTGTTGGGTCATCTCGACTTTGCGAGTTGGCATAACATCCCCTCGTGTATGTAAATAATATATATTATCGGTTGTCATTATTATTATTTATTCATCTACATGCTTGCGCGTGCGCGCGAGAGCCCACTGACAACCGTGACAACCGATTTTACCCGCAGAAAACTGCGGATAAATCATGATCGATTGTCATTTCCGGGTGTCGGTTGTCAGTAATGGCTAGCTCAGATCGCCGGGCTGTCGGATCGAATACGTGCGCGTCTGTGTCCCGCCTTTGGTTGGCTGAGACACCTGCATCGTGAGCCACCCACCTTCCACGAGCATATCCAGTGCTTCGTCACGCTCTCGCTTGCTGAGCTTCATGTTGGTCTTGCGGGTCACGTCTCTGGCGGATGCATTGCCGCCATTCTTGCGCACACAGTCGAGCACGAGCTTTCCATGGGCCTGTGTCGTGTTCTCGCTCGCGTGCTTTTCCGACCCCGACAGCATCGTGTTGAAACAGTGCATTGCGAGCTCCGAGCCCCAGCGCATGCATTCTGCGGTGATGACAGGATCGGAGGGGCTTGCGGAGATCGCGCGCAGCAGCGCGAGCTTGATGGCATTCTCGACAATTCGCGCGGCCAGGCTCGTCACATACGTTCCGGCGTGCTTGCGCAGCAGGTCTTCCTGCACATCCTCGATCCGCGACAATTCCGTGCGGGCGACGGCTGCATAGGGAACCGTCACCGGGGACGCGGGGACGGTCGCGATCATTTCCGCGCCGATGTCGCCCGGATCCTTGTTGGGGACGCCGGCCGCCATGGCCTTTGCGGCTTCGATCAGCCCGTCTGGCGGGTCGAAGAGCCCTGGATCGCGCACCATGCTGTAGCTGTCGGTCGGCACGAACAGGAGCATGCGCCCCATAAGGCCATCCTCGAGGCTGGCGCCGGCAACGGCGGTCCAGAACTGGCTGGGCGTCGTGGTGCCGTAGATCGTGGCGATCGGGTTGTGGATATCGACGCGCGGCTTGCCCTGCTTGCCCTGGTCCGCATACTCGATCCCGAGCATAAGGGACGCGCTTGACGTGTAGAGGATCTTCAGCTTCTGCGCGATCTGCGCCTTGTGGGCCGGGGCCCGCTTGTTGAGCATCGACCCGAGCTGGTCGCCTGCCTCATCGAGCAGGAACAGGCGCGCCGGGTGCGTGGCGAGACTGGTCTGGAGCGCGGATCCTGACGCGATTTCCTCGCCGCCCAGATAGGACAGCAGCCCCGCGCGCGAGATGATGTCCTTGACCACCTTGCGGGCATGATCCTTGCCGCCGCCGCTGTCGATGATCGTCACCGCATACAGGTTCGTCCACAGATCGGACGCAGACCGGTATTTGCGGCCGGCAAGGGCCGAGACGGTGCACAGCGCGGCCGCCAGGGCCGCGACCGGCTGGGGTCGGCGCGACGTGGCGAGCGTGTATTCCATGAACTCGCCGATGAACCCGTCCACTTGCAAAAGATGGTCAGGAAAGGCGTATTTCACTTCGGGAATAGCGACCTTTTCGGCGAGACATTGGTCGATCAGCGGGACTGTTCCCGCAAGCACTTCCTCGTCCAGCCGGTCAACGGCGCGGGGGCGCGACATGCCCTGCTGGAACGATTGCTCGAGCGTACGATAGGCCGCCTGCACGTCCTTGCAGCGCGGGGCTATGAAATCGACGGCAGAACGCAACTGCGAGAGCGCGAAATCCTCGGGGAGATCGCCGGATGTCACAAGGCCGCCGATCGAGAACGCCGCCTTGTTGAGGATGGCGTGCTTGCTGCCGTCCGCCGCGTCGATGATGTTGCGGCGCTCACGCTCGACGGCCGACATCCCGTACGCGCTGCCATTCCCCTCGCACAGAATGGCCTCGTGAATGTCCCGATCCGCGCCGCGTGGCTGGGCGTCGAGCAGTGCCTGCAGGATTGCAGCCGGCAATTCCTTCACGTCCATGCTGTCGCCGATACGGCGCTGTCCATGCATGAACCACGGGATGACGTATGACCCCTCGGCGCGGACATCGACGCCTTCCGCGATACGGCTGACGCTCGGGCGCAGGCCCGGGACATTCTTGAACCAGTAATGCGACCCGCCCGACCTGGTGCAGTAGGCGAACGTGCCGGCGAGCAGATCCGCGTTTGCTTCCTCCCACACATCGCCGTTGTGTCGCGGATCGATGTCGATCGTGATGTAGCCGGATTCCGCCCCCATGCGTGCGCCGATCAGCGCGGCGCGGCAGGTGTCGAACAGATAGCGGACCTGCGTTTCATCGGTGGAAAAGCTGTAGAATCCATCGGAGCAGGAAGGCGTTTTCTCCACGTCGCAGGGACCGACCGGGATGCCCTGCCGCGCGAGACGCAGCGCTTTCTGCACCAGGCGCATGTTTGAAAAAGGATCGTTGGTATTATCGCTCATTCGGCCGGTGTCCCGATCGTCTGCATGAGGCCGTGGTCCCATGTCTTCATGATTTCGAGGGTGTAGGTATCGAGGAAATATCCGAACAGACTGCGCGCCTCGGCTTCGGTGAACCTGGCAAAATCAGTCGTGCGGGCGCGCTCCATCCATTCCAGGGCTGCGCCCATTCCCTTACTGAAGGCGGCGTCAGATTTTTCAGACATGCGGCGCCTCGTCATAGATGCGGCGCGTCACCTGCCAGAATTTGCCTTCCTTCACGGCCTCGATTTCGCGCGGGACGCGGGCGGAGGCCTCGGCAGCGGCGATGAAGTCGGGAACCGTGCGGGGGAGTGGTGTGTGGCAATCGCCGGGGCGCGCGGATGACCACCACATGCGTGCCTTGTCATGCGCCTTACCCCAGTGCTCAGGGCAGACGAACTCGGGCACGACAACCAGCCCGCACTGGTATTCCACCCGGACGCACGGCTTGCCGCTTTTCCCGACATGGCCGTGATACCGAACAGCGCTGACATGCATGGTCTTGCGCGGTCGATGATCAACGGCCTGGCTCGACAGAAGCGCACCGGACGCGGCCCGAACGTCGATCTTGCTCTCACCTTCGCCGGGCGGAAACTCATACCCGCAGTCGGCGCAGGACCGCGCACTGATCGGCGTGGGGGCCCCGCACGCAGGGCAAATCTTCTTTGGCGCCTCAGGCTCATCGTCGGCCGCGCGCTTCTTCTTCACGCGGATCTGATCGATCGGTCCGAACCGTTCGATATTCCCGCCGAAATCGAGCACCAGACAGTTCGTCTTGCCGGGGAACAGGCGCGTGCCACGCCCGACCGCCTGCACATACAGCCCGGCGGATTTGGTCGGCCGCACCAGCGCCACGAGATCGGCATGCGGTGCGTTGAAGCCGGTGGTCAGCGCTACCACCGAGACGAGACACCGGATGTCCTGCCGCTTGAATGCCGCGATGATGTCGCGTCGCTCGGCTTTCGGGGTGGTCGCGAACACCCCCTCGCACGTCACGCCGCGCCGGCGCAGCTCATCACGCAGCGCCTCGCAGTGCTTGATGCCCGTGCCGAACACGATCCACCCGCGCCGGTCTGCCCCGTGGCGCATGATTTCGTCCACGATAGCGGACGTGTTGTCGCCGGCCATTGCGGCGGCCTCAAGCTGGCCCGCGACGAACTCGCCGCCGCGCGTCCTCACGCCGGACGTGTCGATCTGGCGTTCGGCCGAAACAGCGATCGGCTCGCTCAGATATCCATCGCTGATGGCCTCGACGAGATCGTATTCATAGACGATCTCGTCGAACAGCGCGCCGTCACCTTCGTGGAGCATGCCGCTATCGAGACGGTATGGCGTGGCCGTGAAGCCGACGACGCGCATCCGGGGATTGACCGAGCGCAGCGCGCTGATGAACGCACGGTATCCGGTGTCGGAATTATGCGGGATCGCATGGGCTTCATCCACGATGACCAGATCGGCCCACTGGATCTTGTCGGCCTTCTTCTGCACCGACTGGATCGACGCAAAGAGCACCTGGGCATCCTTGTCGCGTCGGCTCAGGCCCGCGCAATAGATCCCGGCCGGGCACTCGGGCCAATGGCCCAGCGTCTCGGCGTGGTTCTGCTCCACCAGCTCGCGCGAGTGCACGAGATTGATGATCCGGTGCGTCGGATATTCCGACAGCCACCCGCGAATGAAATCCGCGATGCACAGCGCCTTTCCGGTCCCAGTCGGGAGAACCACCAGCTTGTCACCGGGCCGGGCCGTGACCGCCTCGAAGGCGGCGGCGAGCGCCTCGTTCTGGTATGGGCGCAGACACAGCTTGCCTGCTGACGCCTCGTTCGGCATCCTGCCTGTCCTTTCGTCTCACGATGAAGGGGGAGGCCCGGCGCGTTCCGGGTCCAATCGAAAGCGCGCCGGGCGGCTACCTCAGTATGGAATCTCGTCGTCCAGATCGGCCGGAGCAGGCTGGGGCTTGCGGGACATCCACGGGTTTCCTCCAGCCTGGGCCGGCGCGCTCTGCTGCGGGCGCGGCGCCGGACGGACGGATGCGCCACGCGGGGCCTGAGCGGCGGCAGGAGCACGCGCCGCCGGGGCTGACGCTTTCAGCTCGTAGTAGAACTTGACGACATTGCGCGCCTCGTAGCCGTTCTGCGGCTGCTGCACGCCAACCTTCACCTTGACGCGGCACTGCAGCAGGTCATCGACGTGCTGGATATGGCGGCCGTTCGTCTCGCCGATCCGCTTGAGATTGGCCTGGGCAATACGCTGTGCCGTTTCGTTGCCGCAGATGATGTTCAGGTTGTCGAACAGCCAGCGATTGTTATCCAGCTCGATGCCAAGCGAGATCATCTTGCCGCCGGAGCGCGTATCCTTCATCTCGGAGCGCGCGATCTGGCCTTCATAATCGCCGGGCGGCATCAGCTCGAAATCGCGGTCTTCCACGTCCGGCGCGCTGTTCTGGTCGAAAATGCCCGTGAGGCTTCCATCAGTCATGGTCGTGATCTTTCGGTGTCAGGATGCGAAATAGGGAAGATGCGTGGCGAGCGCGTTCCAGCACTCTGCCGGGGCATCAGGCATGTCGATGCGCTCGGGCATGCCGTAGCGGTTCTTGGCGAGAGCTGACGGACGCTCCTCGGTGTGCAGCAGGCGCGCGCCGTTGCCGCGACCCTTGGCCACCTTTCGGTTGAACCCGGCGTCAGATTGCTTGACCAGAACCTGCCAGCCATAGAACAGCACGGCGTCGGCCCATTCCTGGACGAGTGCGGAGGCCCCCTTGTGCAACGCGATCTGATGCCGGTCGTAGCCGTCGCTCGACGGGTCATCGAAGCGCTTCACCTCGGAATGGGCGAGCATGATGATCGACATGCCGCGCTGGTCGCGCAGTGTATCGAGGCCCTGCAACAGGAAGCGCCAGTCGACCAGGGCCTCCATGTAGCCGCGTCCGTACGGCACCTCGGACACGTCCCGGACGCCCATGCGTTCGGCCGTCTTCGCCCAGATCAGCTTTTCCGCCCAGTCCGCGCTGTCGATGACGAGCGTCTGATAGTCGTGATCTTCCTGGATCAGCGCGATGATCTGGTCCTGAATGTCCAGAAACCCGACCGCGACCGGAAAGCGCGGCACGCCGATTTCATCTGCGCCGCCCTCGACATCGATCATGATGGGGTTGGGCGCGCCAGACGCGATGGACGACTTCCCGATCCCGTGCACGCCGTAGATCACCAAGCGCGGCGGCTTGTGATCGGTGCCGACCTTGATTTGCGAAAGAAGGCTCATCGCGCGATCTCCACCGTGTATTTCGGTGTCGACGCCTTCACGATGCGCGCGGGCTCGAAGACGCGCTTGATCTGCGCCGGCCAGACGGTCCACTTCCGCTCGGGCACCTTGTAGGATACCTCGACATACTCGGTGATGTCCTCGCCGGAGCTTTTCAGAAGATCGAGGACCCGACCGATCTTCTTCTGATCGTAGGTCGTGGTCTTCCGGATGTCCTGGCTGACCTGATAATCGCCGTCCTCGATATGGACGACGCCCGTGTCCTTCTCGCGCTGGCCCTCGAACGTGTCGCCATAGCGAGACGTGAACGCGCGCAGCAGGTGGTGCGACCGGCTTTCGTATTCTGCCTTGAGATCTGCCAGATCGTTCTGGAGTTCCCTGAGCTGATCCGGCGGGATGGCGCCGATTTCGGCATCCGTCATTCGCACCAGATCATTGAGCGTCACTCGATTGCTCATGACTGTGTTCCTTTCAGGTCTTGGCCACCTGAGGGGCCTCTGATGCAACACGCATCACGCAACCGGGCGCGCACGCCCGGAAACGTCAGGCGAGCGGCGTAATGGTGATGGTGGTCTGATCGACGGGCCCGAAGCGGCGGCGATAGGTCGCCGTGACGATCTGGCTGTCATCTTTCCAGACGATGCCGTTCAGGGAATCACATGCCAACTTCCCGGCATTGTCCCAATCCGGCTTCCCGGTTGCATGGATTTGACCGAGCAGCGCCGAACTGCGCTTCTTCGCAGACCATGACGCGGGCACGGCTTTTTCCACGACGATCGACACTTCGACCGGGCATTCCAGAACCGGCGTTCCGACCTGATCGACAGCGCAGGACTTGATCCAGTTTTCGGCGCTGACGGTCTTCGCATCCGTATAGGTGCGGCCATTCCCGAAGCGGGGGCGCCCCTTGCCGCGCATGGTGCCGGGCACGATGATGGTCATCGGCTTCGCCACAACTCGATCCACCGCTTGGCCTGAACCGACCTCCGCAGGCAGAAGTCCGTCGCCCACATCCACCACATTTGCCAAAGTATCAGACATGTCAGCATTTGTTCCGCTCGGCGATTGTCGCCTTTAGGGTTTCAAGTTCGGCGTCGAGCCGCGAAATCTGGCGTTCCTGCCAGGCCGCATGCCACGCGCGCAGTCGGTCAGCTTCCCACGCCAGGATCGCACGATCTTCGCGATACCAGAGGCGCTTGCACTGGCCAGGTTTCAGTCCGAGGACGCGCGCAGCACGTGCAATCTGCCGGCCGATCGTGTCTCCAGCGACGAACGGATGCGCCGCCGCCTTCACGATCGACTGCATTTCGTCCGCAATCATGTCCGCGCACGTCATCGATTTATCTCGATCGTCCTGTTTGATTTCCGACATCTCGGAAAGCTCTCCTGTCATGTTCGTGACAGGAGATTGGAAGGGAGGGATTAACCTTGAAATCAGCAGTCGAAACGGCGTTAGGCGACCAACCAGACTGGCCGTTGACTGCGAACATGATCATTACCAGCGTGCAGATCTGGCGAGCGCTTTTCCCGAGCGCTCCGCCAGAGGTGCGACGCGAACTCGCGCGGATCGTCGCGTGGGAACTGATGGAAGCGTGAACCATCAGCGCAGACCCTCCGCCCAATCGGACCTGGGCCCTTTCGGCATCCATCCGGGCTTGCACGACTTGCGGCGGTTCTCTGCGTGAGTGATGCGATCGGCGCGCGTAGCGAGCAGCGTGACGTATTTGAACGCAGTCGCGTGGCTGATCCCCATGCGCTTGCCGACGGCTGGGTACGTCAGCCCTTCGCGCCACAGGGCGACGATTTCAGACCCGCGTGTTTCTGGTCTTCCGGCCATCACGACACCATCATTTCAACGAGCTTCAGGAGCGCGAACACGGCCGCAGACGAGAACAGCCACACAGCGAAGAGGTCATCGCGGGTCATGCGCGCGTTCCCCAGCGGATGCCCTTCGACATCGCGATCGAGAGCGGCCCGGACGCGATGACCCACGCTGCGGTGACGCACTCCGCGATGAGGACGAGGTCAGACATTCGCGCCTCCCATCGGGAACAGGCGCGATACGCTGTCGGACGGCACAGTAATCGTGACAGTATCGATGCGGGGATCGGTGGCACCCGAGTCCCCGCTATCACCATCTGCCGCAACAGAGGATGAATTCGTATGAACACCACACCAGACACTCTCTTGAGCCGCATCGCCGACGGTATCGACGAGCTGCGGGCAGGTCGCGCGCCACTCATCTTCT